CATTCCTCGGGTGTTGATGCACCCTGAGCAGCTCGATGGACAAGATCTGATGCCGCTGTCTCGCGGCCCGGAATATTTTGCGCAGCCCAACGCATTGCGTCAGGAATATCCGTTTCATGTCTTCCAAACGGCGACATGGTTTTTACGGCGCTAGCAACGGTATCCGCTGAAATATTGCCTTTTGCCGCTTCATCAAGATATTTTTGCCCCATTGGGGTTCCAAGCCATTCCATCCACGCGCCCTCGGGGCGAATGGTTTCAACATCGCTTGGCAAATTGAGGCCAAGGCGGCGCAAATTGTCAGCATCCGTGGCGCGGCGCTGAATGCTGGCGCGGGTCGTGGTGTAACCTTTGAGCAAATCACGGGCGCTAAGGCCTTGGTTTCCAGCCTTATCAGCCATGTCCTTCATGTAATCGCCGAAAGCCTGAACGTGCGGCGGAATTTGGGTTATGTTCAAATCCGTGGCGACATCAGAAAGCGGGCGCCATTTCCAGTCAGCAATTTTGTTTCCCGCTGGATCTTCATAACCCGCATATTTTCTGGCGATCTCCAAAGCATGTTCCAAAGACATATCTGTGGGTTTAGAAGCGGCGCGAGCAACATCAGCGAAAACGCCACCAAAACGTGGAAGCTCATTAGCTTGCGCCTCGCTGGGCTCCATTGCTGCCGCAGCCATGAGCGCGCCAGCACCGTACTTAGCAAGTTTGCCGGGCGCGCCAGCCAATGACATCGCCATGCCGGGCAGACTTTTGTCCATCGCACTTTCAGCGAAGTCTGAAGCAACTGCAACTGGCGCCAATGGAGTGGCGTACAACGGCGCTGTCTTCATGTCGTATGCAAAATTTGCCAATGTAGAAAGAGCGGGAGCAACGTCATAAGGCGCGCGGCCCAATTCGGCGCCTTTGGCGTAACCGCTTTTAAGATTGATGGGCAATGTCGGCTTGTCACCAAGATGCGTCATTGACTGAATGTCTGGATTCTGTTGAGCAACGCGCGCAGCCATTTCCTTGTAGGCATTGATGCGATCTTCGTCCGATTGAATTGGGACAGAAGCATCTTCAGTAGGCGCCGCAGCCACCGCGTACGACGCCTTCAGCGCTCTATCCACAACATCATTGCCGCCCACCGGCTGTGGCGGCATATCAGCGCCCTCAACCGTCGCCCTGCTCGTATCAGGCTTGTTGGCATAAATCGTCAACGGCCTTGCGTCAGACGCATCTGCATTTTGCCCAGCCGCGACAGCCGCCGCGTAATCAGCATCATCGTCTGGCGTCGGATCACCACCGTCGGCATACCCGCCGCGCATCAAGTGCTTCGCGATCATATGCGCGAGGCGGATGGCTTTCTGCGGGTCGTGATGCCTCATGGATAAACACCCTTCACCGGGGCCTTCACCTGAGCGGCCAGCCGCTCTTTCTCAAGATCCATGCGGTCGCTGATATGGTCCTTGGCCATTTCCATCTGCTCAAGCTGGATCTTCGCCTGCCGATCCGCCGTGCGCTGGTCATCTTCCATTTGCTGCGATTGCAGCTTGATCTCGATTTCTTTGGCCTTGGTCTGCGCGTCCATCAACCGCGCCCGCGCCGTCATCAACTGGATCGGGTCAACCTGCGGCTGCTGTTGATGAGACTGCGCGCCCTGTGTCGGCGCGAACGCGCCCTGTTGTATCTTCGCTTGCGACTCGGCGGACTTGGCTTGAGCCATCATCATGCGGGCATTGGCGTCCTTTGTTTTGTTCGCCACATCGGCCTGCATCTTCATCATTTCAGGCGGCGGGGCGGCCTGTGCGTTCGGCGGGGCCATGAACTGCTGCGGGTTGCTCCACCCGATGGCCTGCAACGCCGCCATATCAATCGCAATCGGGTCGTACATCGACGGATTGGCTGCTTGAAGCTGCTTGAGCGCCATGATCTTCATCACGCGCTGACCGTGGCTCGCCGTGTTCGGATCGGCCTGCGGCGTCAGATCGCAATCCTCAAGGGCCTTCAAAAACGTCTGCTCGTCCCAAGGATACGACGCCTTCTTATTGCGCTGCCAGAAGCTTTCGGGGTGCTCCTTAAAGCACTCGACCAGCAGCCGGAACTCCTCCGCCTGAGCGGCGTGCATCCGCTTGTGAACCGCGTTCATGACTTTCGTTGCCTGCTCGATCATCGCGAGCGTCGTGCCCACGGGCGCATCCGCCCGACCCTCGCCGACTTGCGCCTCGCTCGTGCCGCCGATCCTCTGGCCCGTCTGCTCAATAGCCCCGGCAAGCGACATCAGTCCCGAACCCACATCCTTATACGGGAGCGGCATAATGGCTTGGTTGATAGGCAGACCGCCAGTTTTAACAAGCGCGCCTCCGCCCGGAGGCACGCGAAAGATATTCGTGTTCTGGCGCGCGCCAGTGTCGGCCATGAGGAAGCCGGGAAAATTCGCGTACATGCCAGCGTCAAGCATCTCACGCCACGCGGCAGTAAGAGCATTAGTTGTATTACCAAGTATATTAAGCAAACCAATGTCGTAGAAGCCAAGGCCGGGAACGAAGGTATATTTGACAAAGCTAACTCTAGCTTCCGGCAACTCCGCATCATCTTCGTCGTAATTGCGAACGACAGAAAGTATTTTCTTACTCGATACATCAGTGGTGACTCGATAGGGGATTTCCAATCCACTTGCCTCTCCCTTATACTTATGTTCAAAACCTTTAATGTTGAGTTCGCAATAACACTCATAAATTTCGCGGTCGCGATCATCCGGGCTTGTGCTATCAAGCGAAATACCCTGCTGGTCGCGCTTCTCGCGCTGCACCGCGTCAAGTTCCGGGGCCATCGCCTGCGATAAATCAGTGTCCCGATACACGCCTAGGATTTGCAATCTCTTGACCGTGGAAGGGCGCATCATAACCCGATGCGTGATCCTCTTGGCGTTCCGCAAATCGGTCGCGGCGTTGTTTACAATCAAATCGTCCGCGTCCACCGTCTCACTGACAGGGCGATTGCGGAGAGGGCAATAATAGACCTTTTTGAACGCCGTGCCGCCAAAGCCAAGCATCAACAGCATTCTATCGGTATCGGGATAATACTCTGTAGCGACGCTGGTTAGATAATGGTTCAGGTCGCGCTCAAGGGCGTTCGCTATCTGATCCTCGCCAAGATCGGCATTGTTATTGTCATTTCGGATTTTAACCGGGCCATCGGTTGGCAACAATTCCGACCGGGCGTTAGCCTGAAACCTTAGAACCGCCTCCTGAAGCAGGGGGTGGCGGACTTTGCTCATGCCCTCGACAGGCGCGCCGTCCGAGGCCCCCTGAAGGCCCGGTATTTCGATCTTCAGGCCCAGCAGCTTGATGCCCAGCGCCCGATCCTCGACCCACTCCTTTCGGCTGTCTAGGTCGTGCTCAATACCCCGCATCAACTCATCTCTGATACGGTAGAGTTCCATATCATCAATGTCATCGACAAGGTTCTCGAACCATCCCCGGTCTTTCCGCTCGTCGGCCTCCGACAGCGGCTTGCCATCAAGGCTAATCGTGACCGACCCGTCGCCGTGCTCGATCTTGACGATGGCGTTGCTATCGTCGAACTGCGGCTGATCCTCCCCATCGTCAACGGCCTCGACGACGACCTCGGTCCCGTCAACGGGAGCATCTGGCTCCGGCGGGCCGGGCAGGCGGATGTTGGGGTTCAGGCCGGCCATCAGGTATCCTCCAGGGCCTCCATTTCGGTCACGAACCGCTGGATGCCCTCCTGGGCGGCATAGTTATCAGATTTCGCGTGAATTTCATAGCGCCTGACGAAGTCATGGGGCGACCGACCCCAGACCTCGACAGAATAGACCGTCAGGCCCTTGTGACCGGGCGGCGGCTCGCGAACAACGTCAACGGTGGCATTAGCCAGAACGCGAGGCATTTCATATCCCATACAATGGCGGCGGCTGTTTGGTCGCCGTGTAGTCCTTCGATTGATCTATCTCCGCCAAGCGCTCCGGCGACCGGGTCAGCAAGCCCAGATCGCGGAGGTGGCGCACACTCTGGCTGGTTGAATCAACCAAATCGTCATTTTTACCCTTTGGGAATATAGCAACTTGGTTGATGACCATTTCCGCCCATTCCTTGTCGGGCGCGTAAACCATTCCCTCGGCGAACAAATGAGAAATAGAATGTAATCTAGCCAATTTGTCAAGATTACCGGGGTTGATAAGTTGAACGGCAAAATCCTCATGACCGAACAAGCGCCTTAATTCCTGAGAAACGCTTATTCCCGATGCCTTACCTTCGATCAGCAATTTATCAATTTTGTAATCTTTGCACACTTTTGCCACGCGAAGCACAAGATCATTTATCTCAAGGCGCTCTTGGAAAGCATACATCAAAATGATTTTAGGCACCGCGTCGAGCTCGCTGGAGTATTGCGCCGTTGGCATTTCCATGCGCTTCCCATACCTGTCCACGTTTAACGTTGATCGCGCGTTTGCGTCGCCAGCAAACACACCCCAAATGGTGAGGGCTGAATAATCGTTTTCCTGCTTAGTGGTGTAAGCTGTATCCAGCGACGCGATGACATAGGAAAGCGGCGGGAAAACGGGATCATTCCACAGCAGCCAGTGCTCGCGCTTAATAACTCCACCGCCAGCAGGTTCAGGGCGCTGTTGCAATTGCCCAGCGGCGGCATATGGACCAAGCGTCTTTTCCAACTGCTTGACTTGTTCATCATCGAAACGCTCGGGCCATAAAAGTTCGCCCGGAACCGTTCGAGGGTCTTTCCAAAGAATAGGCTCTCCATCCTCCGACTCTTCAGCGGGCACGAGAACCGTGTGAAAAGAACGATCAGGTTCGTATCTCATGGGCAAGCAAAGATGCGTCCAATCTCCCACCTGTTGTTCAAGAACATGACCGGAAATATCTCGTTCATTAAGCCGCTGGGCGACAACAATGCGGCAACCTTGACCGGGCTTTGAGTTGTTCAGTCGATTATACCAAGCAGTGTTCCACCAGTTGATCGCGCCTTCCAGCATGGCTTCGCTGTTGGCTTCGGCGGCGTTATTAAGATCGTCGCCGATCAAATATGATCCGCCAAGGCCGGTTGTCGAACCGCCGACCGAAACCGCGATACGCGCGCCATTCTTATCGGTCTGGAACCGCGTCTTGGTGTTAACGTCGCCTAATAGCTTAAACCTATGCCCCCAATGCGCTTGATACCAATCGGATTGGATAAGCGCGCGACATTTAACGCTATCCTGCAACGAAAGAGTAAGCGCATAACCGGCGCAAAGGAATTGAGCGCCAGGGCCAAGCAACATCGTATTGGCCTGTTGAGCCCAAACCCACGCCGGGAACATCGTGCCAACCACGGTGCTCTTCGAGAAGCGAGGCGGGACGTTTATCAGCAGGTTTTGAATGTATCCGTCAGCCGCCGATTCTAGGTGTTCGCATATGGCTTGAAGCGCGTATCCACCATGCGCGAATGGCGCGCTATCAATGTGCGGCCAAGCGGCGACAGTGAAGTCGTAAAGAGAAGCCTCGAATACTTCGGATTCAATTTCAAGTTTGCGCGCGCGTATTTCGCGCAGCGTCGCCTCGCGATCAATCGACTTATCAAGCGTGATCGCGGGCATGGATTAGCTGCTTTTCCCGACGCGCCCATGATGCGGCTTCTTCTTCGCCACAATCGCGAGCAACGTTGACGAACTTGATAACCATATGATCGGGAACCCATCGGGGCAATTCAAGGTTTATCTTGTATCTGGAAATAAGACGACGTGCTTGAGCGCGCTTATCCCGCAACGCAGCGACGCGAATAGCGCGCTTTTCAGGATCGGCATGGAAATCGGCCACTTTGGCTTGAAATGCCGGATCGGCGGCAACTTCCCGCATTATTTCCCGGAATTGCTGCCGAAACTCCGGATTGGCGTACGCTTTTCGAGAAAGTTCCCGCTTGATCTTTCGATATTCGGGCTGGCGATGCGTGTCACCGATTGAGTTGAGCGCGACACCTAGAACGCGCGCCCATAGTCGAATAGTGCGTGGCGTAGCTGCAAAATGCCAGGCTATCTCAACCGTAGGCGTCTTATCAGCGGCGAGGCGGCGCAAGATTGCCTCATTCTCCGGCGTTCGGATTGTTCGGCCAATGCGGGGAATAGGCAAAATCAAACTCCTGCCCGCGCGTCAGAAATCAAAGCCAATTGAGCGCCCGCAACAGAACGCATCATTGGCCCGTTTAGCCATTGTTCGAAAGTATCATTTGAATGATGGCCAGTTGGTAAAGAATACCATGCTAACAAAACCGCCTTCAAAGCGGCTTCAAGATTTTGACGACGCTTTTCAGTGTGGATATGGGCTTCATGCAAACGGATATAATCCGCGTCGGTATAGTTCTGGTTAGCGTCGCTCATTCTAATGATCCTTTCATTTTCTAACGATAACTTCACGCGGGTTGTATTTGGTCAAGCTAC